ACGAATTACATCTAAAATCTGTCCATGTTCAAACCCTGCTGGTGATGTCCAAGGATCACCAAGTCTATCATTTCTTGCAATACAACCAGCGACATCTGCTGACACGTTAGTTTTTACTAAAGTATTAGTATTTAAGTCAGTTCCTCTACCAATATCTAAATGATGTTTTGTTCCATATGCTACAATGGAAAACTCATTTTGAGTGACTGAAGTTGGAATAGTTGCATCTGTTGAGATTGTGGTTCCGTCCTCACCTCCCATTGATAAATCTGGGAAAACAGCAACAACATCTACTCTGTCTTGTGCGATGCTATTTGCAGCAGCAATTTGATTGGCAGTGCTTCCTGCTGAACCATCACCAACTCCTGCAAAAACTACGTCAAGATCGGTTTGTTTATTGTGCAGAGGTGTTGATGATGTTGACATGGTAGTATTTATATCTGATCCAGTACCACCAATAATAAGAAGGCCTCCATATTGGAGATAATTATGTGCAGACCACCATTCATTCTTCCAGTTTCCGGTTGGTCCTAGAGGCCATCTTGCAGCGGTTCCACCACCGAAATTAGGGCTATCACTTCCATATTTAGTTCCTGCTACATTATAAGTTGTATTTTCCATTGGATCTGGTGAATTCAATTTTTGAATCCAATCACCAACAGAGTTAACTTCCATAGTACCATTTTTTCTTTCTGCTGTACTTCCGAGTGCTAAAATTAATCCATTAAACGAAACCATTCCGCCTCTGGTAACTGAACCAGATTCGGTGGCTGGAATTACATAACTTTGATCGTCTACAATAACGGTTACATTTGGTCTTGCCATCTATTCATCTCCTTGAGATCCCACGGGATAGTGCTAATTCTTCAAATTATTTATACTTTTTATGGTTTAGGGATTCTTCGAATACCATCTATCTTCTCCATCCCAGTCTCCTTCAGAAGCACTATCTCCAATATCAATAAAACCAAATGGTAATAAGTTATCTTCTATTTCTTTGATTTTGTCTCCATAAATTTCTTTTCGAATATCACTTTCTGTTAAAAATTTAAAGTAATCTTGCCTTGTTAACCAAGCAAAAAGAACCAAACACATAACAAGATCGTCATTATGTCCCTCTTCTGCCTCATATGATTGTTTTCTTGCAATAAAAGATATAAGTTCATTTATGGTGTCTAAATCCTCAATTATCATTTTATCTTCTTCAATCAGGCTTTTTAATACCGAACACCCTAATTTCTTAACTGCAACAGAAGTTCTAACTCCCATGCTACTAGAAGCCTTTCCGCTTGAACCAAAACCAGAACTTACCGTCTGTCCTTTTCTTCCCATATGAACACACATAAGAATATTTTCATACTCTAAATCTTGATACATAACATCTGCCACTTGACCTCCAATATCATTGACTTCTATCAAACAATATGCTTTATTGTATCGTTCTGCGATTGATTTGATTATTGTAGGATATACCATTGGTGATATAAGATTATTTCTATACTTTGCTACCATTTTATATGGCATTTCAGTAGTGTCTAAAACCACAAACGCACTATAGTCTTTTCCCTGTCCTCTTGCTGTATCAACTGTTATGAAATAGTTGTGATCTTCTTTTGGTTCTTCATAGATACATAATCCATCATTATCTCTCACTTTAGGATTTATCCAAGAGAGACTGTGTAATTTTGCAGATGATATAAGAGTATTTGCAGAACCAACAAAATCACATTCAAATTCTTGTTGGAATTGAAGTTCACTTGTGTTTGCAACTACTTCATTTTTCCATTCGGTATCTCTTAATGGACCGCCTGGATATTTTGGAACCTGGGTCCAGTGAACATCAATTGGAATGTATTCATTTTTTCCTTCTTCTCCTACTTTTTTGTTTGCTCCCCTCCAATAATGATAAAACATGTTTAAACCATTTGGGGTTGAAACCATAAGAACTTTCGTATTTTGTCCAGATGTAATTGTTGGATAAACAGAACTAAAGAATTCTTCTGCCAAGTTCATTGGAACGTGAGCGAATTCGTCTAAGAAAATCATATTAAAAGAACCACCACGAATTGCAGATGCAGAAGTTGATGCTGCTAAAACTTTCGATCCATTTTCTAAATGAATACTTCCTTTATTCCATTCAACTATTCCTTGTTGCAACCAATTTGGAAGATATTCATATGCTAACTTTAATCTACTTAGAATTTCAATTGCTGTAGATTGTTTATTTGCAAGAACACCAACTGTCATGCTTTGATTGAAAAGAATGTAATGAAGAATATATGATATAATTGTGGTAGATTTGCCACTTTGTCTTGGTAGTTTAGCAATAACAAATCTATTATTATGTACAGTATCTACAATTTCTCTTTGGTAATCATATAAATTAAAAGGAACCAGACCCTCATCAAGAGAAACTACTTTGATATATTTTTCCACAAAATATATCGGATCTTGAGAGCATTTAATATATTCTTGTACCTGTTCTTTGGTAAATTGAATTTCAATTCCGGCTTCTTTTAGATTTTGATTTCCTAAATAGCCTCTTTGCTTTTCAGTCATTAATTTCCTCTACATCAATAATATTATCACCAAGTGCTTTCTTTGCACTTCTGGACTCATTAATTAAATCTTGTAAATCTCTAGTAGAACCAACATACAAAGTATTTTGTGTTCTATTATTTATAGTTGTTTCTTCTTTTGAAGATCGATTAAATCTTGATTCATTTCTGCAACTGTTTTAATCATCTGTGCTGCAACTTCATATGCACGCGGAGAGTCTCCTTCAGTTGCAACTTTTAAAATTCCTTCAATTGCATCTTCACCAGTATTTATCAGTTCTTTCATATTCTTTCGAACTAAGAAGTAATCCTTTTCCTTATCTACTTCATTGTGAAGACTACCAGAATACTTTTGTAAACTTTTCTTTTCTTCTTTTTCTTCGTTGGTGTCGAAGGTTGTATCAAAAACTTCTGATATTTTTTCATTTACTGTTTTTTTACTCATAATAATACTCACCATAAATTTGATTACCTGCTGTATAACCGGATCCTGTATATCCGCCAGTTATACCAACTCTTAATTCTTGCGCTCTAGAAATCGTAGCATCAAACACATCACCCGTAACACCATGAATATCCAATTCTGATGTTAGAATAATCTTGCTCGTCTTTGCCGGACCATATACAAAAGATTTTGCTACAAAGTCTAAACTTGATGTTATGTTTCTTCTACTGTCAAAATCTCCTTCATATTCTTCCATCATACTAACATTTGCTAAACTGATAGGAATATCAACTTTATCATTAATGCTATTCACTTTCATGGTAACAATAAATTCTGGATTAAAATATGGAAGAATTTGTTCAACTATTTGTAAATTGTCGTCATGATTTCTGGTGAAAATATTT